CAATGATTAAAAATTTAAAATAACAAAATAACTATGGACTTAAAAACTAGAATCAGAGTTGCCCTAGGTATTGAGGAAGAAAATACTCAATTAGCTTATGAGGGAAAATTAGCAGATGGTACTATTATAGTATCAGAAGCAGATGCCTTAGCAGAGGGTGTCGCAGTAAATGTATTAGTAGAAGATGGTACACAAATGCCATTACCTGTTGGCGAATATGAAACAGAAGATGGTGTAAAATTCATTGTTGAAGAAGAAGGAGTTATTTCTTCAATGGAAGAAGAAGCAGAAGAAGAAGAAAAAGAAATGCGAGATAAAGATGATGAAGATTACGAAGATGAAAAAGAAGAAATGTCAGATGCAAATGCAGAATTATTTGCAGAAATAGGTGCAGTTGTAAAAGAATTACTTGAAGAAGTAAGAGGAGACATTGCAAGATTAACTTCAGAATTAGATGAATTAAGAGGAGAAAATTTAGCTAAAGATGAAAATATAGCAGAATTACAAGAAGAAAATACAGAATTATCAAAGCAAGTTAAAAAATTAGGAGAAGAACCTGCAGATAATCCTGTAAATCTTAAAAAATTCAAAAAAGAACAAAATGTTGTTAATTTGTCAAGTGCAGAATACAACAGATTGTCAAGAAAAGAAAAATATTGGTATAACTTAAATAAATAAAAAAAATGGGATTTAGTATAACATCAAATTATGCAGGTGAACATGCCGGTCAGTATATAGCTGCGGCTCTCAAATCTGCAAATTCTTTAGATTATTTAACAGTTTTAGAAAATGTTAAATTTAAGAGAAACATTACAAAAGTAGCTACATCAGGAATGATTGCAGATGCTACTTGTGATTTTACGGACGCAGGAACACTTACTTTAACAGAAAGAGTTCTAAATCCAAAAGAATTACAAATTAACGTAGATTTATGTAAAAAAGATTTACTTGCTGATTGGCAAGCGGCTCAAATGTCAGCAGGTGCACACAATAACGGAATGTCTAATGACTTTACTGCATTTGTAATGTCACATTTATCTGATACAATTGCAGACCACGTTGAAACAAATATCTGGACAGGTACAGATGGTAGTGCAGGACAATTTACAGGTTTCTTACACGGAGCAGGTTATCTAGAATTAGATTCGGCTGTTGTAGAAAGCGACAATGATGGTGGTGCAGGACACGCTTACATTGCAGGAACAGGTACAGGTTCAATCATTACTAACTTACAAACTATTGCAGCAGCAATTCCAAGTGCAGTTTACGGAAAAGACGATTTATATATCTATATGGGAACAAAGTCATACAGATTATATATTCAAGCTATTTCAGCTTTAGGTTACTTGAACGCATACTCAATGCAAGATGGTTATTTACCAATGTTCGAGGGATTAAAGATTGCAGTTTGTCCTGGAATGCCAGAAGATAAAATGATTGCAGCACAAAAATCAAATTTATTCTTCGGTACAGATTTAGTTTCTGACCACACAACTATCAAAATGCTTGATATGTCTGAATTGGACGGTTCGGATAATATTAGAGTGGTTGCTAAATTTACGGCAGGTGTGCAACACGCACAAGGTGGAGATATTGTAAGACACGACTAATAATAACAGCTAATGTAGAGGGGGTAAAACCTCTCTACAACAGCACTTAAAACATATAAAATATGGCATGTGAATTAACAAAAGGTAGACAACTCGACTGCCGAGATATAATGGGTGGTGTTAAAAACATCTACTTTGCACAACATGAGGACGCTACTGTTACTACAGGTGCAACAGGTGAAGTAACTGATTTAGACATCACAACAAATCTGTTTAAATATGCATTACCTAGAGGTACAGCATCTTTTACAGAAACTATACAGCCGAGTGTTGAAAATGGTACTGTATTTTATGAGCCTAGTGTAAATATTATGTTACACAAAATGACTGTAGGAGATAGAAACGAAATTAAATTATTGGCACAAAATAGATTACTAGTATTTGTAGAACTAAACCAAGTACAAGGTAATGGTCAAAATGTAATTTGGTGTCTAGGTAAAGAAAATGGATTAGAGTTGTCAGCAGGTACTACAGAATCTGGTGCAGGTTTTGGGGATATGAATGGATATAACTTAACATTTACAGGAGCGGAAAGTGAGCCTTGTTTATTAGTGCAGTCATACACGACTACACCATTTGACAATGCAGGGTTTACAGTAACAGTAACAGCATCATAAATTAACCTTATAAAAAGGACTATATATTACTTGATTTTTGAAGAAAAGCGGGATAAAACCTGCTTTTTTTCTTATATATACGTAATAAATTATCTTTTTTTATATTTACTATAAAAAGACGTGTTATATATCAAAAAAGCATCAGCTAATACATTAAAAGTTACTTTGAAAGATAAAATGACTGCAACAGTCAGTACTTTTAAATTCAAAATAACAAATGATATAAAACAAGTTGAACAAGAAATAACAATAACTCCTACATTAACTAATTCTAGATTTGATGTATTTAGTTTTACAGAACCATCAGATTTAGCTTTAGTAGATGAAGGAAGTTACACTTATGAAATAACAGGAGATGGTGTAACACTTGAAAAAGGAAAAGCGATAGTATATGACGGAACATATACAACAGCTACAAAATTTGGAGATGAAGTTACATATACAGAACACACAAACACAGAAACTAACACACAATATATAACAATATAATTATGGCTAAAAACATGAACGACCACTTATCTGAAATGTTAGGTAAAAGAGGAACAGTAGAAGTTTTCACAGATGCAGCACAAACAAGTAAAGATTTTTACGCAATTCATTTTGTAAATGATAGTGTTATTACTAATTGTACTATAACAGGTGCAACAAATGATAGCAATTTAGACGGTAAAACAATACCAGCAGGAACAGTAATTTTTGCACCATTTACAGCAATAACTTTAACAAGTGGTTTAGCAATAGGATATAACAACTAAGATATGTTAAATCAAGCATTAGTATTAAAATCTAGAGTAAGTAGTGCATTTGCAATTACTGACGTTGAAAATTTAAAAGTGTGGTATAAATTTAATACTGCACAAACAACAATAACTGATGGCATACAATGGGGAGATAGTAGTGGTAATAACAACCACGCAAGACAAACAATAGATGCTCAAGAAGGTAGTGGATTTAGTGGTGGTGGTTTTGTTACAAATTCAAATAATGATAATTTAGATTTTTCTACTACTTTTACAGAAAGTGGTGATTATCATTTATTTATGGTATTAGATTTATCAGAAGAAACTAATGAAACATTTATTAGTAGTGTAGACAGTACTTCTTTTATGAGATTCGGACATGGTGGCACTAGTGTTGAGCCATTTCGAATGAAACATGGTGGTACATTGTTAGATATTACATTATCAAGTGGTTTTGGTACTACAAAAGCAATAGCAGAAGTGTCTAGAAATGGAAGTAACTTGGTTAAAGTATCAAAAAATGGTTCTTCTTTAGGTACTGGTACTGGTAGTGGTACTTTTGGTTTTGAGCAATTAGGCACAACATCTAATAGTATATCAAATGCAACAATATTTGAAGTCGTAATATTTAGTAGTATATTATCGACTGCTGACGCTAACAATGTACGTAATGATATTGCTGACAGAAATAGTATAAGTTTATAATTATGGATAATAATAGATTATTACAAGTTTATTTAAAACAACAAACAGCACCTAAATTTGCAGAAAATCCTGCAGATAATTGGGTACAATATGGAGATGGAGAATATAGAAATACATATCCTCAATTTCTTATAGATATATATAATTCTAGTGCAACACATTCTGCGATAGTCAATGCGACATCTTCAATGATAGCAGGAAAAGAAATTTTGATAGAAGAAAAAGGAAATAATTTAGGAACATTTGTTGAATTAAAAAAATATTTAGCAAATGTAAATAGAAAAGGAGATTCTGCTCATGATTTGATTACAAAATTTGCATTTGATTTGAAATTATTTGGTGCATATGCAATGAATATCATTTGGAGTAAAGATAAAACTAAAATATCAGAAATATATCATATTCCAGTAGAACAAGTACGAGTTGGTAAATCTGGAATGTCAGGAATGGCTGAAGAATACTATGTAAGTGCTGATTGGTCACAATATAGAAAAAAAGAATATTTACCAAGAAGAATTGCCGCTTATAATTCAATGGATAGAAGTGAAGCAAGTCAATTATATTATTGTGGTATATATTCGCCTGGTATGGAATCATATTTTACACCAGATTATACAGCAAGTACGAATTGGATTTTAACAGACCATTTAACATCAGAATTTCATCTTTCGAATATAGCTAACGGATTTGCACCAAGTTTTTGGATTAATTTTAATAATGGTGTTCCATCAGATGAAGAAAGATATAAAATAGAACAACAAATATCACAAAAATTTACCGGTGCAGGAAACGCAGGTAAATTCGTTTTAACATTTTCAGACGATAAAAATAATAGTCCTGATTTACAACCAATAGCATTATCTGATGCTGACAAACAATACACAGTTTTAAATGAATTATGTATTCAAAATATAATGATAGGACACCGTGTTACAAGTCCGATGTTATTAGGTGTTAAAACCGAAGGACAATTAGGCGGTAGAAATGAAATTATGGAAGCATACGAATTGTATTCAAATACTGTAATACAACCATTGAAAGATTTAGTATTAAAAGGATTAAAAATAGTTTTAAATGTAAACAATATTAATTTACCGATAAGCTTAGGCGAAATAAGTCCTTTAAATTCAATGTTTGATTCTGATGTTCTTACTGATGTTCTAACACAAGATGAAATAAGAGAAAAATTAGGATATGAACCATTAGAAAAAGAAACAGAATTAAATAAATTAGAAAAAACTTGTTGTTCTGTTGAACCAACATTATTAGATGATTTTATAAATACTTATGGAGAAGATATAAATGATGAATGGGATTTAATTGACCAACAAGAAGTAGAAATTGGAGATGAACACGAAGATTTTGATTTTGAATATAATTTAAATGAATTAAATAATAAAATTAATTTTGTTAGAACAGGAGAAGCTAGGAAACGTGGAAGTAAACAAGATGGAAGAGATAAAGATTTTAATTTATATCGTGTGCGTTATAGATATGTAGGTAAAACTAAAAAACATACAAGCGAAAGAGCTTTTTGCAAAAAAATGGTAGCAGCTAATAAAATTTATCGTAAAGAAGATATAATAAAAGGACAAAAACACGCATTATCAAGTATTGCAGCTAATCCAGGTTTTGGTCCTAAAGGTAAAGATATTTATGATATATGGCTTTATAAAGGTGGAGTTAATTGCCACCATAAATGGGTGCGAGAAATATATTTTAGAAAGTTTGGAACAGGAAAACCAAATTACAATACAGATGAAGTAATTAACAAAACTAAGGCAAGGTCAAGGGGATTCAGACCAGAAGAAAATGACCAAAGAATTTATCAAGCACCGATAGATATGCCTAATCAAGGAAGATTAAACTAATGGCAGTATTATTCATATCAGAAAATAAATTAAAAAAATCTACAACTATCAATGGTAATGTTGATGTAGAATTATTACGACCATATATGAAAGTCGCTCAAGATTTACATATACATACAAAATTAGGAACAGATTTATATAACAAATTACAAGCAGATATTACAGGTAGTTCATTATCAGGTAATTATCAAACGCTTGTTGAAGATTATATACAAGATGCTTTGGTACATTGGACATTATATGAATCTATTCCATTTTTAGGTTATAAAATAATGAATAAAAATATTGTTCGTAAAACAAGCGAAACATCAGATAGCACAAGTTTAGATGAATTAAATTATTTACGTGAAGTTGTACGTAACACTGCAGAATGGTATACAGAAAGAATGATTGATTGGTTAAGACATAATAACAATTTAGTACCTGAATATAACACAGCAACAAATGAAGATTTAAAAGCATCAAAAAGAAATTATTATTCAGGAATGAATTTAGACCCAATACGAAAAAGACCAGGTGGAATATCATTAGATGATTTTTTAACTCCTGATTTAAGTATTGAATAATGTATAAACCTAAACCAAAAAATATAAAAAAGTTAAAAGCATATTTAGAAAAGCAAGATGAAAGAAATAGCAACACAAAACGCAGACGTACTAGGTCTAAATAGCATTACGCTTTTTATTAGTTTTACAGAAGTAGAACAAATATTACAAATTGTATTGTTGTTAATTTCTATACTTTATACTGCTCAACGTTTTATTGATTTTAAGAATGGCAAGAAGGGCAATAAGTAGTTTTATCGAAAAACCTAAAATAAAGCGTAGGAAACACTCTAAAAACGCTTCAAAAGGACAAAAAGGATATAAAAAGAAATATAAAGGTCAAGGAAGATGATTCAAAAAGATTTAACATTATCTGTCGGTAATATAATTTGGATTATTGGTATAATTTTTACTATGGGAATTGCTTATAGTCAAATTGCACAACTTGATGAAGATATTTTAGTACTTGAAAAACGTCTCGAAAAAAAAATCAAAGTAATAAATGAATGTGAAGATAGAATTGTTGAACTTGAAAAACAAATTGTAAAATACGAAAATTGTAAAAAATGAAATATTTTAAATTAAGTGAATTCGATAGTCCTGATTTAAAAGGAAGTGGTAAAAATATGTGTTCTGAATTTTTACAAAAGATAAATAATGCAAGAGAAATTGCAGGAATACCATTTAAAATAAATAGTGGATATAGAACATTAGAACATAATCGTAGTTTAAATTCAAAAGATACAAGCTCACATATAAAAGGTTGTGCATCAGATATTCATTGTAATAACTCTGTAAATCGTTCTATTATTGTATCAGCTTTAATAAAAGCAGGTTTTAGACGGTTAGGTATAGCAAATACATTTGTACACGTAGATTGTGATAACGAAAAACCCAATGCAATATGGCTTTATTAACAACACTCTTTTCAAAACTTTTAGGAAATTCTCATAAAGTAATAGATGAAGTTATAACTTCGCAAGAAGAAAAATTAACTTTAAAAAATGAATTTGAAAAAATCATTAATGAAAACAAATCAGTCATAGAACAAGAAGTTACCAAACGTTGGCAGTCTGATATGAGCAGTGATAGTTGGTTAAGTAAAAACATCAGACCGTTAGTATTAGCATTTTTAGTAGTAAGTACTGTATTAATCGTATTTATAGATAGTGGAAGTATTGATTTTGATGTAAAACAAAATTATATAGATTTGTTACAAATTGTTCTAATAACCGTTATTGGTTCTTATTTTGGTTCTAGAGGATTAGAAAAAATTAAGAATGGCAAACAATAGATTTAGATTAAAACCACACGAAATAACTATTTTAAAAAATATTAGAAAACCAAAAATTAATCGTTTAGTTATTGGCGATATTCATTTACCATATACACATCCGAAATATTTAGAACATTGTATAAACATAGCTGAATTATATAATTGTAAAGTATTTTCTTGTACTGGCGATATAATTGATTCACATTTTGCGTCTTTTCATCATACAAATAGTCAAACACACGGAGCAAAAATTGAATTAGATATGTGTATCGAACAAATGCAAGAATGGACAAAAGCATTTCCAAATGTAGATGTAACGATTGGCAACCACGATTTAATTGTACACCGTAAAGCAGAAGATGGTGGTATTGATAAAAGGTGGATAAGAGATTTTAATGAAGTACTTGGATGTCCTGGTTGGAATTTTGAAGAACAATTTGTTCATGATAACGTATTATATGTTCATGGAACAGGTTGTAGTGGCAAGGGTATTATGAAAAGAGTTCAAAATTGGGGTAAATCTATGGTTCAAGGCCATATACATACACAAAGTTTTGTAGATTGGACAGCTAGTCTAAGTGATTTAAAATTTGGTGTTCAAGTTCCTTGCGGTATAGATTACAAATCTTGGGCATATTCTTATGCAAAATTTCATACAGCAAAGCCAATTTTAGGTTGTGCGGTTATATTAGATAATGGTAAATTACCAATTATTTGTCCTATGGATTTAGATTGATAATCAATTAGTTACATATTTTTTTTGACAGCAAAATAACATCAATTTAACATTAATTCAACACAAACAATAAGTATATAAGTAATATATTATATATATATATTATAGTATATATTATAATTATATGGTATATATTAAAGATTATTAACTTTTTTTGCTAGATACGATACTATCTTTTTTAACATATTCCTTTTTTATTTGCAAAATAGTCCTTATATTTACATCATATTAATAAACAAATACATAAAATGACAAGATTCGAAACAATAAATGGAATTAAATTAGGAGTTAGATTTGCTGGAGATTTAGGAGCAACATTTCATTTAACTAATGAAGAAAAAAATAATTTATTCAATTTACCTGAAGATACAGAAGTTGTTAGTGATAATAGTTGGTTTGGTAATGTTGGAGATTTATTAGACATATGGAACAAAGGAAATAAAGTTACTAGTCAGGAATTAATGAAAAGATTTAAAAAAGAATTAAATGAAAGTTTACATTTAAACGTAGTAAAAAAATTGTTTGTAAATAAAAAAGGACAAATAGTTGAATTAAGTAAATTTAATAAATAATAAAACAATGACAAATAAAGAATTACAATTAGAAAATATAAATATCCAAAAAGTTAGATTTGGAGATATAATGTTCAATATATGGAAAGAACAAACTCATTTAGAAGCTAAAATAACAGCAAATGAAGAAATGATAATAGAGTACACACAAGAAAATAATATTGAGATGATACAATATTGTCAAGGTAAAATTGAAGCATATAAAGAAACATTAAATATATTAGATAATATATCACATTCAATTTATAAAAAAATACTATAATGACAAAAGAAAGTAAATACAATATTATATCAGCCATTATAGGAAATCCAAAAATGACACATATAACATCAGAAAATTTAGAAGTAGAATATACATATTGGAATGATGGAGGAACTTACTATGATTCTCCTGAAAATGTAATTGAAATAGATAAATTAAAATATAATGGAACAGATATAACAGAACTTTTATTTGATATAGCTGAACCTTATATTAGAGAAGTATTAACAGAAAAATTAGAACAAATTAATAAATAAAATGGAAAAAAAAGAAACATTAAAAAGATTATTTATAGAAAATAATTTAGAACAAGAAGATGTATTTAAACATCAACACTATACAATTATAACAAGAGCAGGTATAGATAAAATACAAGCAAATAATAAAATAAATATTGATTATGAAGTTATAAAATGTGAAAAAGATTTTGCAGTAGTTAAAGCATATGCAACAATGGACAAACAAAATATACAAACTTTTGGAAGTGCATTGAAAGGAGATTTTAAAACAGGAAATTGTAATACTTGGTATATTATGGAAATGGCAGAAAAAAGAGCAATGAGTAGAGCAGTTTTAAAATTGACAGGATTTTATCAATTATCAGTATTCGGAGAAGATGAAAGTGAAAGTTTTAAAAGATAATGGATTGGATTGACGAATTTTTAGAAGATGAAGAAGCAACATTACATCAAATATCAATAATAGAAAGTTTAATGCAAACATCTTCATCAGCTATAAATTATGAAAATATAGATTATAATAATTTAACATATGAACAAGCAAATAATATAATTTATGATTTACAAGACAATAATAATCCAACAGACCCTAGAGAACAATTTAATAAAATATTTAAATAAATAAAACAATGAAAAGAAAAATTTACTTAGGAGGTAAGCATAAAAAAGGTAGTTCACGTATAGATATGGAACTAAAAGAAACAGAAAATGGTTGGTGTTTTTCAGCATCAGGTTATTACGATTATCAATATTATCCAACAATAGAGGCTTGGGATTATACAGGATGCGGACAAGTTATAAGCAAAATAGCAAATCTTTATCCAAATAATAAAGAAGTACAATTAATTAAAAAATTATGGTTAAAATATCATTTAAACGATATGAATGCAGGAACACCTAAACAATCAAAATATTTATCAAGTTTAGGAAGATATATAGATTATGATTGGGCATGTAAAGAATTAGAAAAAGTAGATTTATTATACGATAAAGAATATAATTATCCTGGACAAAAACAAGGCTATCGTTATGGTTCAGCTTGGTTATTTAGAGAAATACCAAAAAAAGATTTACAAACAATTAAAACAATAATAAATAAATAAAATTATGGAAATACAAGGAAAATTAGTAAATATATTAGAAACACAGTCAGGTAAAAGTTCAAATGGAAAAGAATGGTCAAAAAAAGATTTTGTTATACAAACAGATGCAAAATATAATCCTGAAATTTGTTTCACATTATTTGGAACAGATAAAATAAATATTTTAGATAATGTTTCTATTGGAGATGAAATAGAAGTTCATTTTAATTTATCAAGCAGAGAATACAATGGAAAATATTATACACAAGCAAATGCTTGGAAAATAGAAAAAATAGCAAATGAAGTTGAACAAGGCGAAGAAATGCCATTTTAAATAATAAATTATGGAATTAGAAAAAGAAATTAGAAAAGTAAAATATATTGTCGAAGATGAAGCAAATTTACAAGCTGGAGCAATAGATGGTAAAACTAGATTTAGAAATGTTGTATTAGCAAGAATGGTATTAAGTAATTTCTTAATGGTTGAAGTTGGTTTAAAAGAAGAAACTTGCAGAAAATATATTTGTAGAGATAGAACATCATTTTATTACTATCAGAAAAAACACAATTTGTATATTAGCGATGGTAAAATATATCCAGAATATAATGATTTATATAATAAAGTTAAATTTAGATATTTTAGTGAAGATGACACATTATTTGATGGTATAAATAAAAATGTAAAATTAGAACAATTATCAGAAATAGATAGTAAATTATTAAGATTGAAAAGAGATAAAATAGCATTAGAAAAAGAAATTAGAACTTTATCATGAAAGGTTGGATAAAATTACATAGAAAAATTTTAGATAACGGAGTATTTGCAGATGCAGAATTATTAAAAGTTTTTATATGGTGTATTTTAAAAGCAAATATCAGTATAAATGAAAAAAATGTTTATGATGCAAAAATTAAACAAGGACAATTTTTAACAGGTAGAATTAGTGCATCAGAAGAATTATATATAAAACCATCAACAGTACATAATAGATTAAAAAAATTACAAAGAATGGGTTATATAAAATTAAAATCAACTAATAAATATACGATAATAACAGTTTTAAAATATAAACAATATCAAATAGAAGATAAAAAACTAAAAGTAGATTTAACAATAAGACGAGCAGAATTTTTAATGAGTGTGGATAATCATATAAACGAATATCCAAAAGATATGTTACAACAATTTGTTGATTATTGGACAGAGCCAAATAAGTCCAAAACCAAAATGAAATTTGAACTACAAAAAACTTGGGATACTAAAAGAAGATTAAATACTTGGAATAATAATAATCAAAAATTTAATTATAATAAAAAACAAAACATTTTTGAAACTTGGCAAGAAGCTAGAAATATAATAAACAATGGATAAAACAAAACAAATTTGGAATAGATTACACAAAGAAGAAAAAAAATTAAAAGAAGAATGTGTTGATATATTGAGTAAAGCATATACAATGTTAGGACAAAAACCTGATACTCAACAAGTTGTAGTAATGGCATCATTATTATTTGGAGATTTAATTACAAATTTTTCTAGAATGACAATGAATGAAGTACAATTTGCAATTGAAAAAGGTATAAGAGATGGAGAAGATACAAGTTGTTTTATAAATGTTAGAACTTGGAATGTATGGTTAAAACAACATAAAAAATCAGAACAATTAAAAAGACAACAAAGGCAAATAACTGATTATCAAAAACATGAACAAAATCAAATACAAATAAATAAAACAATAAATAAATTAAATTATGAAAAAAGGTCAATTAAAACAAGAGGTAATTAGAATCTTAAAAATTACGAAACATCATATAGAAAATAGTAATCAAGATTATAATCCAGATGATTTAAAAGCATTATTTAGTGAAGCATTAGCATATTACAATTTATATTTAATGAAAAAACAAAATAGAAAATTAGATGCACAAAGAATGGAATTAGAAATAGTACCAAAATATGAAGAAGGATTACGAGCTAGAATTAGAGAATATTTAGATGAAGCATAAAATG